GGTACGGGCCTGTCGTACGAAGTCGTCAGCCGGAACTACAGCGGCACGAGCTACAGCAGTAGCCGTACAAGTATGCTGGAAGATCGTCGTCGCTTTCGTAGGTGGCAACGCTATGACGTACAGCACATGTGCCAGCCGATTTGGGATCGATTCTGTGATCAAGCGGCAACGGCAGGCGTTGACGGCTTTCCGTCGATGTCCGAAATACTTGCCGACCGTCGTGCCGCGACTGCGGTCGAGTGGCAAACTCCCGCATGGGAATGGGTAGACCCACAGAGCGAACAATCAGCGTCTGACTCTGCGTTGAACTCGTTCCAAAGCACCTACCAAGACGAACTTGGGCAGCGTGGGAAGCACTGGAAGAACGTGTTTTATCAGCGAGCCAAAGAAGAAAAGCTGAAACGTCAACTTGGTCTTGTCACTGCCGACATGGCAAAGGTTGAAGCAACGCAGGCTGAAGGCCAGCAAATGGCGGCAGCGTCTGCCGTTCCGCAACCGGGACAACCAGCACTGCCAGCCGGGGAGATGTCTGACATGTCTCGGCTGCAATGGGGCCGCAATCGCAAGGCGATTGAAGACATTCTTGCGGAGTACATCGCAGGCACTGCCAGCGAAACAAAGTCAAAGGTATTCCTGCAGTCGCTGGGACTGACTGAAGCGACGGCACAAATGCTGTTGGCGGATGCGTCAGACGGAACTGTCGACACAGATTTGGATCAGGTTCCGGAGACAGAAAATGCCAAGTAAAAAAGGCAAGCTGCCACCATTGAAAGCTCCGTGCGTTGTCATGCGATCTGTCGGCATGTCAACTGGCGTTTCTGATGTCGTAATTGCCACGGAAACACCAGTTCGACGATACGACGAAGATCGCGGCTATGTCATCAATGAAGTCCTGTTGATGGATGGCGTTGTTCTCCGAGCCAATCAATCACAGATTCCGATCGTCGATTCACACGACGACAGAAGCGTTCGGAACATTTTCGGTTCAATCCGACAAATGCAAGTCATTGACGGAGAGCTGCACGGAGTTCCTTCGTTCGCCAGTGATGCAGAATCACAGGTGATCCGCACGCGAATGGATGAGGGACACATCACAGACTTTTCAATCACTGCCGTTCCGATGGAATCGCTCTTTGTGCCGCATGGCCAAAGCTACACGACAAAACGCGGAGCGGTGATTGAAGGACCGGCGGTCATCCATGTGCGATGGCAGCCACATAACGCTTCGATTTGTGCCACTGGTGCAGACGAGCACTCTACTGTCCGTAGGTCATATACAGACCTCGAAAGAAAGGTAACGCGAATGGACGAGGCACTATTGACGCAACTGGCAGCAATGGGGCTCCCTGAAGGCATGACAGACCCAAACCAGATCTTGGCATGGGTTGTCGGAAAGCTCGGCACATCTGCACCGGCCGAGATGGCTGAGCCAGTTGAAAACATGGACGGCGACATGAAGCCGGAGGAAGAAAAGAAGGTCGAAAACATGGACGGTGCGACTGACCCAGAAGAAGACAAGAAGAAGGTTGAGGAAGCAATCAGCCGCGCGTTGCGGACTGATGCAAAACGACGCAAGGAGATTCAGGCTCTTTGCACTGTTCACAAAATCGAGCGATCAGTAGCCGACAGTCTCTGTGACGACGGCGTTGACCTCAACACAGCCAGAACAAGGATACTGGAGCGAATGGCCAATAAACCTGCCGGTCAGTCGACCGAACGTGTCAGCGTAACAGAATCAGCCGATGACAAGCTGTTTGCAGCGGCCCGTGATGGCCTGATCATGCGAACTCTGCGAGCCAGCGGAATGCGAAACCAGACGCTGGCAAACCCAGCGGCCGGACATCAGGACTTCGTCAGCATGAAGCTGGGCCGCGTTGCAGAAATGTACGCGGAAAAGATGGGCTGCGACGTTCGACGCATGGCCGCAAAGGATATCGCACTGGTCGCAATGGGCCATCCGGGATCAATGAACAGGTTCCGAATTCAGCGTGATGCGTATCACACGACCGGAAGCTTTTCGAATCTTTTGCTGGACGCGGCAAACAAGACGCTTCTGGCAGGATATGAGGAAGCACCGTTCACTTGGAACATGTGGGCGCGTGACGCCGGAACGACTGCGGACTTCAAGAACATTAACCGCATTCGCTTCAGCGAAATGGGTACGCCTGAAATGGTCCCTGAAGGACAGGAGTACAAAGACGCGGGAATGTCGGACACAAAGGAAACGTACAAGATCAACAAGTACGGCAACATGTTCACAGTGACATGGGAAACCGTTGTCAATGATGATCTTGACGCTATCAGCCGCATTCCAGCAATGCAGGGAGCAGCGTGCCGACGTTTGCAAAATCAGGCCGTCTACGGCGTTCTGACAGCGAATGCCGCAATGGCTGATACTGGCCTGTTGTTCAACGCGACAGCTCAGACGACTGCCGGGGGTCACGCAAACTATGCGACGGGTGCCGGTGCTCCGGCAGTTGGAACGCTGAACACTGCGTTTATCTCCATGATGACCAAGAAGGGCCTACGGTCGGACGTGATCCTAAACATTCAGCCAGCGTTTTTGATCGTTCCTGCGGCAATTTCTGCGACGGCACTGCAGTTACTGGGATCTATTGCAGATCCATCGGTCGGCGGTTCCGCGGCTGGCAACAGCAACACCAAGAACATCTACGGGCCGAACGGTGATCGACCACTGAAAGTTATTGTCGAGCCACTGTTGGATGCTAACAGCTCAACGGCTTGGTACCTAGCTGCGAATAACAGCCAAGTTGACACGGTCGAAATTACGTTCCTCGAAGGCGAACAGTCTCCGGTGCTCGAAAACGAGTGGGACTTCGACAAGGACGTTTACAAGTACAAGGTGCGTCAGACATTTGGCGTGGCCGCCATCGACTATCGCGGACTGTACAAGCACAACGGGGCGTAATTGCCTGACTGATGAAACACGGCGGGCCGCGTGGTCCGCCGTTCTTTGAAGCACTCCCAACGGTAGCGGAATGCGATGACCCGTTTTGAAAGGTGATTGAAATGGCAGGTCTTCAGGACTTTCAGGAATATGTCGACGACTTCGAAGGCACGACAGTGACCTTCCCGACGTCAGCAAACATTGGCACGCCGTGGCTCACCGACGTCACAGGAGCTGCACCACCGACGCACGTGCGAAGTGCGGGTGCCGCGATTCTGACATTAACGGCGGACAACCAGGCACAGATTCTTGGTTTGCATCACAACGACGCGTTGACGTTCGACATCGACGATATTCAGCGTGTCGAGATGCGAGTCAAGCTGGGTGCAGCGACATTCACAAGCGGATCGATTCTTGTGTTCGGCGTATCGTCAGCCCGTAACGATACGGCTGACAGCGTGGCAGAACATGCTTGGTTTCGCATGGAAGGAGCCAACAGCACAACTGTCGTCTATTGCGAAAGCGACGACGGCACGACTGACAAGAATGACATTTCCAGCGGTGTGACACTCGGAACGACGTACAAGCGGTTCGTGATCGACTTCACGGGCGGCAAGTCAAACGTCCGGTTTTACATCGACGGTGTCCGTGTTGCAGCATCTACCACGTTCGATATGTCGGCGTATTCGTCCGGACTGCAGCCGATCATTCAGTTGCAGAAAGCGGCGAACACAAACGCGGATGTGTGTACGATTGATTACGTCAAGATTCTTGCGAAACGAACATGAGCCTAGCAGATCGGATCGTAACTGATGCGGCTGGCGTGTTTCTTAACAGCGATCACTTCGCTGAAACAGTCACGTACCACCCGCATCGGTTCGGGACGCCAGCAACGCCAAGAACGATCAAGGCCGTTGTGATTCGCAATCAGGTGTCTACGTTTGGGCCGGACGAACAGATCGTGCCAGAGTTCGAGGTCAGAGTTGCGAACAATTCCACGACTGGAATCAGCAGCGAAGAACTCAACACAGGTGGCGACATGATTAAGCTGGCCGTGCGAGTCGGAGAAACGCCGACAAAGCGGTCAGTGCAGTTATTGTCTGAGCATGATTCCGGAATGCTGGTGTTGATATGTCGGTAACGTTTCAAACTCCTGTTGTCTCACGAATCTCAGATGAGATCTTTGCGCGGCTTCAGGCGTTGGTTTCTGGCAGTGCTGGGGCGTATGCGTTCACGGATGTCGTCAGGCCGACGAAGCTGGCGACATACACACCGCAACACGGACTGGTCGTTTTGACTCGTGGAGAAGTTTCTCGACTAACGGAAATCGATTGTCCTGGCAATCCTCCGGCGGTTGGATATCAGCAGACGTTTTTGATTCGTGTTCACATTGCTCCGAGTGAAAAAGATACCACGCCAGTTGAGGTGTATGAGGATGTCATGGAATCGGAAATTCACAAAGCAATCGTGAACGATCCGGCAACGTGGCACACGTTTGGAGACTTGGCAATTCTGGCTGATCTCGGAGCACAACAGACCGCAACATCAGACGGAGGATACGACGGAATTGCCATTCCGCTAACGGTCATGTTTCGAGTCAGTGAGGGCGATTTGTACACGGTGCGAGCATGATTGCCATCGACATCGACGCAAAGCAGTTAAAACGGTTGCGTGAGTCGGTCGGTAAGGCAAAAAACAAATTTGGGCGAGAACTGGCAGCAGCAATCAACGCGGCTGCGAAGAAAACAAAACTGGACATCGGGCGAGACGTTCGAAGCGTCATCGCCATCAAGAAAAAAGAGTCTGAAGCCCCGTTGAAGATTCACGCAAAAGCCACAGCGGACCAGCCAAAGACAACTGTCAGCATCGCAAAAACCAGACGACTCGGGCTTAGGCACTTCGGAGCACGT